GATACCCAGAAGACTGGGAAGTCTGGCTCCTCTAATCCATGGAGATCATCAGAGTCTCCATCAGTGATGTATATCAACCCATCACAGTGAGGAACATTCTCCTCTGTCCAAGCAAAAGCAGGGCTGAACTTAGTTCCTCCTCCACCTTGGAGTCTGGAAGGAACTGTATCTCCTTCCCTCAACTCGATGACCTCTTTAACGTACCAGTCAGATGCAACTATGTGCATCACCTTCGGTTTAGTTTCATCGAGTAAGTTCTGGACAACGTCCAAGAACATCTTAAGCAGACCGTCATCGATAGAACCACTGGTGTCTACGACAACTACTACCTCTCCTGCGGCTTTGGACTCTCGCCCTGCACAGACCATTCCTGTAGAGGAATACATTTGAGTGTTGAACAATTTGTTCCAACCCTCATCGACTCGATCAGTCATCCAGTCAGTTAACTGACGGATCCAATCTTGATCCTCGGTAGACTGGCGGTTTTGTTTTGCCACATCCCTTGTGGTGCCATCACCACCTACTCCAGTAGCCTCTGCCATCTCTTCAATGAGAATGACTTTCTCATTTTCTTTCTCGATGCGTTTCTCAAGTTCCTCCTCTGTCTCAGTAGAGTCAGGGTCAACCTCTGGTTTAAGAGTGTCCTGTCCTCCCTTACCTGCAAAGTCATCCCCTAGGATGTCACTGTCAGATTCTCCAGTTCCATCCCCATCCTCATCACCATCAGTGCCATCGGCACTTGAGTCATCATCTACATCAGCCTCCCCATCACCGTCCTCATCTGGTTTAGAGGGTACGGTTTCACCGTCCTCATCCCCATCCTCATCACCGTCTCCTTCGACAGTGTCCTCATCCTCATCGCCTTCCTCATCCGTAGGAACTCCACGAGGATCAGGATTCCCTTCGGGATCTTCCTCTGGTGGCATCTCCGTAAGGAGTTGCTTATAGATTTCAATAGCTGACATATTGTCAAAGCGAGAATCTAACAAGCCTCCCTCAATCATAGGGAAGAGTTCCTTACCTACGGTTTCATTCTCCTTAGCTATCAACCAGTTGATAGCATAATCAGCGGCTATGTTTCTTAGTTTTGGATCCAAACCTTTTAGCCTGTGACCATGACCAAGCAAAGCATGGTATGCTTCGTGAAGTAGGAGAAATGCAGTATACCCTACAGGGTTACTTGTTCTGCTAATCTTTACTAATCCGCTAAGATTAAGTAAGAGCCTTAGCCCATCAGTAGCTCCGTAAGGAGTTTGATTAGTTGCTATCCAATCGAGAGCAACCAGTTTGCCGTAAGCAAGAGAGCAGTTATCTCTAACTACTCTCAGTGCTCTGGCTAATAGATCAGTTCCACCAATAGGAACTGTGAAGGGTTCCCCAACCTTCATGTAATTGGGGAGTTTAATATCTGCTTTAGACATGGCAGACCTTTCTAAGCTAGCAAGGCTAGCGGTTAAGTTTACAGACCTAAGTCTGCTTTGGCAGTCAAGGCTACCTTAGTAGCGTGTTGACACTTGGCAATAACTTTTTTCTTATCACCTTCGGTTACAATATCAACTCTGTTGGTCGAAGCAACAGGAGCCATTGCATTTATAACTGACTCAATCTCAGGGAGATCCAACCAATTCTTATCCTTCAATGTATCCATTGCAGTTTTCACTTTGTCAATGGTACGCTGACCCAATCTCTTGCCAGTGGCAAGCTGACCCATTGTCTTTGTTAAGATGCTAATGGCATCTTGAACAGGAGCTACATGAGATGCTACAAACATATCATTCACAGCTTTCTTTGAAGCCGCTCTGACTCGTGCCGCTACTTCAGTAGCAACTCCCTCCATCAGAGTTCCATCTATGTCTTGAGGACTATGCTCAAAGATAACGTCCATGCTGAACTTATCTCCAAACTCTTTAGCTGTCGGGATGGTTACATCCTTAGCTAGAGCACCCAAGTTTTGCGTAGCATTCTCAACGATGCCACCCCATTGACTAGGAAGCTCAACCTTTTTAAGGTTATCGAGTTCCTCCATACCCTTATCAAACAGCCTCATAACTTCTTCGAAGTCTTTGGTCTGGATGTAAGTGCCACCAGTCCGACATGGTAAACCCATGTCTCTGATCTTGGTACCAGTGGAGTTGATGACCGAGGTCAACGCTCCATATACATTCCCCTTTCGGGGAATCGGTGCAACCTTAACCCAAGCAACTTGTTTGCTTGCATCGTAGTTACCTAACACCATGTCAGTTGCAGGACGGTGAATCACCGTTGCGGCAGGGCATGATGCGGTGAAAGTACATTTAATTATGCCTTTCATTTTCATATCAATAGTATCCATTGATATCCTTTCTAAGCTAGTAAAACTAGCGGTTAACTTGCCAGTTACCCTTTAAGGGTAACGTGACAAGAGTGTTTATCTAACGGTAAACCGTTACGAAGTGAGGCAGAATAACCCCAACAACCAATCTCTGCTTTAGCAGATAATAGGAAGCGATCAGTGAACCAATCCACTGCACCACCTGCCACTTCAGCTTCTGGATCAGAAGCCGTTTCCTTAAGGACATTCCTTAAGGCACAGTGAACTAGACCGTACTGATCAGAAGGAGAGTACTCTGTAAGTTCCTCCTGTCCAGATCTAATCCTTTTATATACTGGTAGCATAGTTGCTACAGTATTTAAGAAGGACATTGCCGCGGCTCCTGCCTCGACTCCAACAGATCCCTCTAATAGAAGGGATTGTAACTCTGGATCTTCAGTCTGATCCACTGCCCTGATAGCACCGTCCCATGTCCTAGGACATGGATGAGGAGCTCCGTCCCATCGACCAATTTCAGGATTGAAATGGTCAACTCCCTCAAGACCATTAGCAAGGTCAAGAAAGGTTAGCAGAGGGCTACTGCCGTAGCCTTGATCTGTCACCCACTCAGTCCACTCATCAAGAGTAGGATCTAAGAGGTAAGTGAACTGTCTCTCCACTTGTGGAGCAGATAAGACAGAGGACTTGGTTGAACCGTCTTTTCTACGGTTACCAGTAACCATGATCTTGACATTCTTGCCAAGTTCATGGGTTCCAATCTTTGCAGATCCTCCATGAGGATCGAAGCAAGATCTGAACAGTGACTGAACAGCCACATCCCAATCTGGAAATTCATCCAGTACGAGAAGGATCTTCTCGTTACCAACTCTTTCCTTGGTAGGAAAGTTCTCAGGACAAGAGAACCAGAGGTCTCTTGTAGAGGCATCGGGAATGCCATAACCTAGAGCCTCCATAGGAGAGGATCCGGAGAGATTGAGAACTTGCGTTCTCTCAGCACCGATTGCCGGAGCAATCACTGAGCTAGCAATGCTAGTCTTTCCAGTGCCACCTTTCCCCAACAGACAAAAGAACCTGTTGGTAAGGTACACTATAGCCGCGACTTTAGCCGCTTGTGCCACGGATATCTTTGATATCGAGGACTTTTCATTTAGAGCCATAAGATGACTTTCTAAGCCAGTAAACTGGCGGTTGTGACTGGATAACTGTTTTGTATCCAATCTGGTTAACTCAGCTTAACGCTGATACATGAACCCTCATAGAAGGTTCAGGGATCAGGGTTCAATCTGACCAGTCTGATTTTGCAATCAGTCTGTGACCTTTCCACATTTCCCAACTAGCACCAAGGTAAGAGTTCGTCTTACCTAAGATATCAAGACCATACTCTGTATGAGTAAGGTCGAAGCTCTCCTCTGCTTGCTTTTCAGCAAGTGACCAAGCCTTCTTAGGAGACTTGGAGAAATGGACAGCATCGCTGTCCAACAGGGTTCCAACCGCTGTGTATTTTACTTTGTACATTTAGTCCTTTCTAATTCTAGTATTTCTTTCTTAGTCTGAAAGATTTTTTCAAACCATTTTGCTTTTGCTAGTTTAGCTATGGCTAAACATAAGCTCCATCTTGTTGGCATCTCTCTGTCTTCGAGGATCTCTTTAGCACAGCTTGCTATTACTCCGAGAGGAGTAGTAGAGCAAAAGTTAAACTCGAAGCCTACGGCAACTTCATCAGCTACATCAGAGAGATCTTTTGTACTTAGAAAAGTACCATTATTTGATTGCTCTCTTCTGACTTCGTCACAGACTTTTATCTTTCTCCATGTTCGAAGAACATTGGAAGGGTCGTTGTTGCAAGTCAGCAACATCATTTTAAATGATTCCCAACTTGGCTTTGGTTCGGGTAGTGATCTCCATGAGATCATTCTTTCTTTTCCAGTCATCTCTTTTCTTTCTAACCCCCTTTAGGGGGAGCTTAATTTTTGTACTTTTCCTTTAAAGGAAGGTTCATTCTAAGCTCCATCAGGAACTTATTAACTTCGTTAACTTGTATTCTAGAATCATTCCAGAATTTTTCACTTTGTATATAAACAAGAAAATCAGTTATTTGATCATCTAGTTTTGCCGATTCTATTGAAGCATTTAAGACTTCGTCTTGTAGCTTTTTAATATAATTCACTTTAGTCCTTTCTAGTTTAACGGTACTTTTCAGCGTAAACTTGCTGAAAATTCATGGTTGTTTCATTGACATAAAGGTCAATAAAAGGGTTGTCTTTATCCTCTCCCCCCTCAAAACGAAGAGCAAAAGGCTTTGTTTTATTTAAGAGATCAGTGGCGATGATCTGATCATTCTCTATATGTAATTTGAAGCCTCCATCGACAGCGGCTTGTTCCAACTTTGCAAGTATTTCATACTTTCTTCTCATAGCTTTTCTTTCTAATCCCCGAAGGGGAGGTTTAGGTTTTATACATGGTGGGCTGTATTCTCTAAACGAGAATGAGCCATCGGGTCTTGATTATTGAAATCCACAAGGGATTCAGCAAATTCGATTACGTCAGTTTCACTGACATCTAAGCCGTGTTCTTGGAAGATATCTACGATATCACTGAGACCGCTGTATGACAGCCCTGCTGTCATTATATCTTCTTCTGATAAATTAATAACTGGGTTTACACCAGTCACTAGTTTGTACATCTCAATATGTTTCATATTTTTTCTTTCTAATCCCCGAAGGGGAGGTTTATTTAATTACGATCCACTCTCTGTCAGAGACAACCTTTCCATTGAGGCAAGCCTCAAAGTTATGTTGGTGGAACCCTGCCCCAGTAACTCCGTTAACTCTTTCTCTGGTGGTTGGAGTATTCCAACCTGCCAAGGTAGCTAGTACTTTGTTACCTTCTCTTTTGACTATTTCATTATCATGAAGCCAGACACTTTGACCATCGGTTCTTGTATTTGAAATCTGTAAAGATTTACCTGCATCAAATGCGTTTTTTATTCTTTGAGTTATTTGTCTCATTTTAGTTTTTCTAACCCCCTAAAGGGGGAGTTTTGGTTTATATAGATTGTATTCAATTCTTTTCTAAAAGAACTGAAGTCACTCTACATATAGCAACTGATTGACTCTATCCGACCGTAGGTCAATCACTAGGAAAACAGGCTTATCTGACGACCATCTTGAACTGTAGATCTTTGATCAAAGACCTACTGAAAGGCGTTTCTGCTAGTTACCACCATGGCTCGTTACTGATCAGCAGAGCGAGATACCCTTTCAAGGGGTATGGAGATGCTTTAACTCTCCGAGAGACCGTAACCTCTCATCTTGGCTCTGCCAATCCAGACATTATTCTCCGAATTGTTTACCTTACCATGCTTATCTGGCTTAAAGGCTAATCCCCAAGGGGATCAAGTCGTGGATCTAAAGACTCATAATCTAATCCTTGACCTGATTCTGCTGACTTGCTTGCTATCGCTTTAGTGAAAAGCCAATCTATCACCAACGATCCTGATCAAGTTCAAGGATTCGCTGTTCAGCAGTGCCACCGTTTCCGATGACCCAATTAGTATAGCCCCGACCTTAAAATAATTGCAAACAAAATGTTTTGGTGAATTATTTTCATTTACGTAGTAAATTAAAAAAATTACGCGTGTATGTGGTGAGTGACGACATGATGAGGCTAACGTGATACTGCACAGGATTCCCTTCACGCGGTATCGCGCAGACGCTAATCGAAGATTAGCCAGAGATTTTTAATGCTGATTTAAATCGAATTATTGAAAATAATTACACGCAAACGCTAATCGTAGATTAGCCAAGATAAATTAAATGCTGATTTAAATCGAATTATCTCCGATAATTACGCGCAGATGCTAATCGAAGATTAGCCGTTTTGTATCCAATTTAGCTAAGTAATCGAATCCTTGTAAAGGATTACCTGCGCAGGAATCAGGGTTCAAGAACCCTGATTTTGGATTATCATCAACGTTGATCGGCTCCCCTCGTTCAGCTATGCTGAACCGCGCACACTGATATTATCAGTTTTGTATCCACGTAGCGCAAAAGGAATCATGGTTCTGGAACAAGGAATCATTGTAAATGATTCATGGTAAAGGAGTTGCTACTCGTAATGTAATTCTACATTACGGATGTTGTTGGAAGTTATGGAGAATACACCACCCCTAGGTGGTGTATTTTTCGTGATCGCTCGTGTATGTATATATCCATGTGTATAAAAAAATTTGACTCAAATTCAACACTCTGCTATATACAGGCATGGAAGACGAAAGTTATTATAATAAACACAGGGATAAAAGGATAGAGTACCAAAAGAACTACTATGAATCTAATAAAGAATCTATCAAGCGTAAGCGTGAGATTAAAAAAGCGGTAGACCCAGAATTTAACAAAAAACAAAGAGAATACAATAAAAACTACTATAGGGATAATAAAGAGCGTATCCGAAAAGGCCGCTTAAAACGAGCTGCCGCGCTATGGAGCATGATGAGTGTAGAGGGAAAATAATTGAGTTTAAACTGAAGTTGAAAAGTTTCTTGAGTGTATATGGAGTTTATTCTAAAATAGAATAAATTTAATTTAAACTATATAAAAGTTTATATATAAGAAATTCAAATTATTTTATGTTACCTGATTCAAAACTACTAGAGGGAGCCTTCCCGTATTCAATTACTGCTGATGGCAACGTGTGGCGAGGGGCCAAACGACTAGTTCAGCAATTCAAGAGCGGCAAGTGGTATGCTCAGATTTACAAGGAGGATAAAACCAAATGGTGTTTTGACTCCAAGAAACTAGCTGATTCCCTTTTCCAGAACCAAGAACCCTTAGTCCTTACCGAAGAAGCTGTGTTGGGGAGTCCTTACCACGCTATGCCCATACCCGATTATCCTAGGTATGCTGTTAATTCTTGGGGTTCTGTATTTTGCATTAAGCCTCCAAAGAGGGGCCCGAACGCGGGTTCAGTGTACAGGGTAAAGGAATCATATAACAACGGGAAAGCTTATGTTACTTTATCTAATGGGGGTAAGAGCCGCTTTATTTCTGTAGACGATGTTTTGTTATTGCTCAAAGAAACATAAGCACTTGTTTTTGTATCAAAAGAACTTAAAATATTAGGTACATGATATCTGATACCAGCTACGCAAAACTGGATTCTTTAGATGGGTTGGACTCTTTAGATGAGAAAGGAAAACCTGTAGAATCTAGAATCAAAGACGTTAAGAGTGCTTTGAAGATTTTTAATGGTTTACTTAGAGCTGATGAACAGTCTTCATTTAATCGCGCACGTATAGACGCGATGTTTGACGGGGCCAACCCGTACAACCAAGCGCAACTTAATACGAGTGGTCAAGGCTTAAAGACCAACTTAAACTTTGGCGAAGCTCAGAGGTTATTAGATATATCGCTTTCCGCTTATGTAGATTTATCTACTTCTTTGGAAAAGCTTGTGGAAGTTAGAGGAACGCAAGGAGAAGCCTCTGAAAGAGGTGATCTTGAGTCTGTTGTTGCCGAAGAGTTAACGCACTTGATTCGTAGTTGGCCTGAGTTTCAATCACATTACTTGAGACTATGTACCTCGTTCATTAAACATGGTACAGGGATCACTTACTTTGATACTCCTGAAGATTGGAAATTTAGAGTTGGTTCTTTTGCTGATATATTAATCCCTAGACAAACACCCTCCTCTGAAGATTCTATTGATGTTGCGATTGGCCGTAGAAATTATCATCTACACGAGCTATACAATTTTATTAAAAATCCTGAAGCTGCTGCGAAAGTAGGTTGGAATGTAGAGGAGGTTAAACGTATAATGATGTCGTGTGCCACTTCCGAGGGGCGCAACAATAGAAGTGGGGGTAACTATGATAGCTATGAGTCATTACAAGCGGAGTTAAAAAACAACGACATCCATACAGGGTACCAAAACCCCA